CTACCAGACGCTTTCGGGAATGAGCTCGTATCTGACGACCTCTGCCGCCGCGTCTACTTACCAGACCCTCTCGGGTATGTCGGACTATCTGGCAAAGGCCGGGAATCTGGCAGGGCTGGCGAACACCGGCACGGCCCGCACCAACCTCGGCCTCGGCTCCCTGGCTGTGGTCAACGACGCCCCCTCGGACGGCTCGCAGTATGCCCGAAAGAACGCGGCTTGGGAAGTGGTCACGACCACCCCCGACTTCATCTCCAGCGTCTCGTCGCCCCTGTCGGTCACGACCGGCAACCTGACGATTGACCTCTCGGCTTACGCCCCGCTCGCCTCCCCCGCCTTCACGGGCAACCCCACCGCCCCCACGGCGGCCCTCGGCGATAACGACACCTCCCTGGCGACCACCGCCTTCGTGCAGCAGGAACTCGCATCAGGCGTGGCCGTCGCGAAGAACCTCGAGGTCTATGTCCGCAACCAGTCCGGCTCGACCATCCCCGCCGGCTCCATCGTCTACATCTCCGGCGCCACGGGCAACAAGCCCCTGATCACGCTGGCCCAGGCTAACAACGACGCGAACTCCGCCCAGACAATGGGCTTCACTAAGACGGCCATCGCGAACAACGCCTTCGGCTACGTCATCGTCCGCGGCGAACTCGAGAACATCGACACCTCGGCCCTGACCGAAGGCGCCCAGCTGTACCTCTCGCCGACAGTGGCCGGAACGTGGACGACCACCAAGCCGTCCGCTCCCCAGCACCTCGTCTACGTCGGCATCGTCATCCGCTCGCATCCGACCCTTGGCGTCATCCTCGTCGCAGTCCAGAACGGCTACGAGCTGAACGAGCTGCACGACGTGGCGATCAGTTCCGTCGCCGACAATAACCTGCTGGCCTACGAGGCGTCCACGACCCTCTGGAAGAACAAGACGTTCAGCGCTCTCGGCCTGCTGACCTCGGCCACGGCGGCCTCGACGTACCAGACCCTCGCTGGGATGTCGTCCTACCTGACGACTTCGACTGCCGCGTCGACCTATGCGCTCAAGACGGATGGCGCCCTCAAGGGCAATTTCACCTTGGACGGAACGGCGTCGAGCCCGAACTCCGACGGCAGCATCCTGATTGGTTCATTATCTTCTGGTTACAATTATTTAAGCTTACAAGCCGGCGTCATCCAGGGTGTGACCTATGCCAGCGGGAACAAGTCTTTCACGCTTAACGGCCTCGAAGGACTCAAGCTCTTCAGTTCCGGCCAAGGCGTTCGCTTCCCTGACGCCACGACCCAGACCACGGCCTACCCTGGCTCTTCCGACTTCCTGCTCAAGGCCGACAACCTGAGCGGTCTGGCCAACACCGGCACGGCTAGGACGAACCTTGGCCTCGGCACGATGGCGGTTGAGACGGCGTCGAACTACCTGACCACGGCCACGGCGTCCTCGACTTACTTCACGATTGCCAGCGCTGCGAACAAGGCCGACCTTGCAAGCCCTGCCCTGACGGGAACCCCGACCGCCCCGACGGCCACCACAGGCACGAATACGACTCAGGTCGCCACCACCGCCTTCGTGCAGCAGGAGGTTCCTGACTTTGCGACGACCTCGGAGATCATGTCGCCGTCCTCGACGACCAAGGTCCTGAGCCCGTTCGACGCGGTGCGGATGATTACCAACGCGGCTTTCTTTGATACAAAGGCGGCCACGGGTTCGTTCAACACCTCAGGCACCGGCGCGGAAGCATACAAGGTCACCAATGACCGCTTGTTGGCCTTAGGCACGCCCAACGCGGGCATTGCTGGTCACGGTCAGAATATGTTCGACACCACGGCTTCCTCGTGGGGGTTGCTTGCGGCCAAGCGTGGTGCTTTTCATTACACGCAAGACTGGTCAAAGAAGATTTTCGCCAGCGGCACGACGATGTTCAACCTCATCGGCGACTCTGCGACGACGGCCCGCGTGATGATCGGCGGCAAGGCTGCGTTCGGGACCGGAAGCCCTACCAAGCAGTCCATCGGCTGGAAGCTTGTCGGCGGCGGCTCAAACGCCCTGGTTCTTGTCACCTATGGTTATAACGGAACCTCTTCCGTAGTCACCGAGACGACCAGCAGCTTCACCCCCGTCGTCAATCAGGCGTTCGACTGGTTCATTTATCACGAGCCGAACGTCTCCACGCCTTCCCTCTCGAAGTGCTACCTTTACGTTAACGACAACCTCGTAGCGACAGGACAGAACTCTCCAGCGGATGCCACTATCACCTTCAATTACTTCCTCCAGGGCTGCGAGTCCACAGGAAGCCACGCCACGCGCATGGCTTACTATGCCTTCCCGACCAAAATCTGGTGGAGCCGTTCCTGATTATGTTCTTCTATCGAATCAAAACCGCCTTCTCCCCGGAGTGGAAAAACCTTTTCCATTCCCTGTTCGGCGACTCCGCAGTCTGTTGCGCTTCTCTCGTCAACGAGTGCGAAGCGTTCTACGGCTTCGAAACTGAACAGACCCCCGCTGACCTCGGCCCCCTCGTCCGCGTCGAACGCGTGGAATCAATTCCTAACCTATGATTACCGCCATCCTCCTCGCCCTCCTCGTCGGCTTCATCGCCGGAGCCCTCGTCATGCGCAAGCACAAGGCCAAGGCCGACACGCTCGAAGCCAAGGGCAAAGCCGCCCTCGACGCCCTCAAGGGTCGCGACTGACCTCATGCGCTTGCTCCTAGTCATCGCCCTCGTGGCCCTGGCTGGGTGCAAGTCCAAGCCCGCCGACGCTCCCCTGCCTCCCGCGGTCGCCACGCCCAAGGAGGTCGCCCTGACTTCCGTAGGCTCGACGCTCGACGTCATCGACTCCCGCGTGGCCGCCGCCGTGGCCGTCGCCCGGGAAGCGAACACCGCAGGGAAGCCTGCCGTCGTGGAGTCCGAACTGTCAGTGGCTGGCTCTTTCCTCCCCAAGGCTACCGAGGGCGATCTCGCCTACGCGCGCCAACGCAGTGAGAAGGCCAGCCCTGCCGACTACGAACGCCAGCGAGCCAAGGCCGCCGAGAAGCAGAAGGCCGCCGAGGCCGCGTGGGCTGACCTCGAGAAACAGGTCGCCGCGAACAAGGCCGCCCTCGCCGCCCGTGACGCCCGCATCGTCGAGCTGCAGAAGGAGGTCGAAGCCGTGAAGGCCGAAGCCTCTAAGAACATCTGGAGTCTACTCGGGGCTGGTCTCTTCGCGGTCGGTGCGTTGACCACGGCCTTCCTCGGACCTCGCCTAGGTGTCCCGCTCCTGGCTTGCGCTGCGCTGGCTGGCTCGGTCCCGTTCATCTACGACTCCCCCGCTTTCATGTATGTGGCCATCGGCACGGCGGCCATCGCCTCGGGCCTATCGCTCTGGTGGCTCTACGATAAAGTCTCCGATGCCGTGCAGGACAAGAAGGACGAAGCCGAAATCACCAAGGACGAATGAGCCCTCCCCCTGCACCTATCGACCCCGAGTCCATCCCGAAGGAATTGAAGGATGGCGTCGTGGCATCGACCATCGGAGCCCTGAGTATGGCGGCGAGACTTTTGCTCTCACAGGAAAAGCACACGTGGGGCTGGGCGGCCCGCCGAGTAATGGCCGCTTCCATTACCGCCGCGATCGCTGGCTACGCCCTCACCGAGTATATCTCCAGCCCGGGCCTACGGATGGGAGCCATCGGAGCGTTGGCTTATTCCAGCCCCGAGGCCCTCGACGCCCTACTACGCTGGGTAAAAGCCCGGGCAGAGCGTGAGGTCGAGAAGGTGTCCAAGCCAGCCAAGTCCAAGCCTAATGCCAAAGCCAAGCGAACCAAGCGCAAGTGAGTCCAATCTCCTGCTGGCCGTCTGCCTGCTGGTGACCTTCGCCGGCATGGCCTCGGTGACCACGGCTTACACGGCGGGCTACGTGATTGACCAGGTGCAGTCAACTGACGCCCTTGTGATGCTGGTCGTTGATGGGGGCAAGCTGCGGTCCGACTCCGCCGACCTTGAGCGGAATATGTCCTCGGCCACCCTAGCCCTGCAGTCCGTCCGCGAACTAGGGCTGGCCCTGTCGTTTGGATGCCTTGCCGTGGCCTTGGCGGTGGGTATCAGGCTCTGGCGGGGTAGACGGCAGGGCTGACCCCTAAGCCCCCTTCCTAGGGCATCCTAGGCGGTTGCCCCTTGGGGCTTGACGGCGGCCTGCCCGGGCGGCATACCTTTGCCTATCCCGCACAACATGAGCTCATCCTCCGACCCTAACGCCGACCTCTACGCTTTCATCTTCAACATGATTGAAAGCCAGCCGCACTTCCGTGTCGGCGCACGCAAGCCTGCCGCCGCCCCTCTTTCCCCGGCGATGCTGGCCAAGCCCTACAAAGGCATCCTCCCCGAGTCCTACGCGGTCGAGCCGAAGATTGACGGCGTCCGCGTGATCGTGGAAGTCTGCCGCCAGACGTTCGCCGTGGCCATGAAGACCCGCAACGGCAACCCGCTTCCGTCCATCGAGCACCTCGGCGCGTGGTTCGCTGACACTGCCAGCAAGCACGGCGTCTTTACCTTCGACTGCGAAGCCGTCTCCGGCGCTGACTTCTACGACGCGGTCGGCGACATCCGCTCCAGCGAGCCCGCCAAGGACGCTTTCCTCTGGCTGCTCGACCTTCCCGACGACATCGGCACTTACCGCGAGCGCCGCGCACAGATGGCCAAGTTCGAGTTCACCGACTCCGTCCGTCTGGTCGAGTCCTTCGTCGGCATCTCCCCTAACGATGCGTTCCGTCGCTTCGTCTCGCAGGGCTTCGAGGGTGCTATGGTCAAGGACCTCGACGCTCCCTACTCGCAGGGCAAGCGCTCCAACGCCTGGTTGAAGGTCAAGGCCGTGGACGCCGAGGACTGCCCGGTGGTCTCCGTCCATGAAGGCGAAGGCCGACTGTCTGGCACGATGGGCCACGTCGTCGTCGAGAACAACGGACGCCTCGTCCGTGTCGGCGGTGGCTTCAGCGACGAGCAGCGCGCCATGATCTGGGCGAACCGCGACACCGTCATCGGTTCCTACCTTGAGGTCACCTTCCAGAGCAAGACGCCCGATGGCTCCCTCCGTCACCCCCGCATCCGTGGCGACAAGTAAAACAACGTATTACCAATTCCCCCCGCACATGAATAACAAAGACTACCACGCCAGCCCGGCGGTCTCGAACTCGAAGCTCTCCCGCTTCCTTGAGTCCCCGCGTCTGATGAACACGCCCCGCAAGAAGACCCCTTCCCTCCGCTGGGGTTCGCTTGTCCACACTATCATCCTCGAGCCTCAGCTCATCGGCGAAGAATGGGCCGTGATGCCCGAGGGCCTCGACAAGGGCAAAGGCGCCAAGGCCCGCGAGGAAGAGTTCCTCCTGGCTAACGAGGGCAAGGAGATCGTGAGCCACGATGAGTTCACTCAGCTGAGCGCCATCGCCGAAGCCGTCCAGCAGGACGATGAAGCCGCCGCCCTGCTCTCCGGCGAAGGGGTCAACGAGTCTTCCTACTTCTGGAAGGACTCCGTCACCGGCATCCCGATGCGCTGCCGACCTGACCGCTACCGCGACGATGGCCTGCTCGTGGACGTCAAGACCACCGCCAGCGTGGAGCACTATGCCTTCAGGCGATCAGTCTGGGACTATGGCTATGACCGCCAGAGCGCGCTGTATATCGACGGCATCGAGGCCGTGACCAGCCGCCGCCCGCGTGGCTTTGCCTTCATCGCCATCGAGGGCAAGGACGCCCCCGAAATCTTCGTCCAGGTGTTCGTGATGACCGAGGCCGACATCGAGATTGGCCGAAAGCGTTACCGCGCCGGCCTCGACCTGATGGATCGCTACATCAAGACCCACGGCGCTGACCCCATCGCATGGCCAAAGAAGACCGGCCCGGGCGTCATCGAGGTGGACCTGTCCAAGTTCAACGTCTGAAGCTATGTCCTGCGCTTACTTCCTCAGATACAAAACCGCCGGGGGATGGGATGCCTTCTTCAACCCCGAGTCCATTTCCCACATCTACCCGAAGTGCGGGTTTACCATTGTCACAATGACCAACGGCTACGAGTTTACCTTCGACGGCCCGATGGAAGACTTCCTAAAACGCATCCGCGAAGACATCGCCGAGGCCACCCGCACCCTCTGACCCTTTCCCACATGAGCAACACACCCGCACTCCCCCCGAAGAACACCATCGAACTCGTCCGCTCTGCCGGACTGCAGGAGCAGGTCGCCAAGGCCCTCCCGAACGCCGACGACGCCAGCCGCTTCATGCGCTGCGTCATCACCGCCTGCAACAAGAACCCCAAACTCTGGGACTGCACTAAGGAGTCCGTGGCCTCCGTGGTCCTGCAGGCCGCCCAGTGGGGTCTGATGCCTGACGGCCACCACGCCCACCTCATCCCCTACGGCAACGACGCCACCCTGCAGTTCGACTACAAGGGCATCCTTGCGCTCGTCATGCGCTCGGGCGAAGTCGCCCACATACACGCCGACATCGTCTGCCAGAATGACAAGTATCGGTTCAACCTGGGCAAGGTCGAGGAGCACGTCGTGGACCTGTCCAAGGACCGGGGCGAAGCCTACGCGGTCTACGCCATGGTCCGCTTCAAGGACGGGGAAACCGCCGCGATCCAGATGAGCAAGGCCGAGGTCGAGGCCATCCGCAAGGCCAGCCGCTCCGGCTCGTCCGGCCCTTGGGCCACCTACCCGATGGAGATGTGGAAGAAGACCGCCTTTAAGCGCCTTGCCAAGTGGCTCCCCCGCCTGCCGCGTGACGTGCAGGAAGCCATCCGCAAGGACAACGAGGCCGAGTATGGCCAGCGCACGGTCGAAGGCCAGCCGGTTCAGCCCGCTGCCGAAGCCGTGAAGGACCTGGTCAAGAAGGCCAAGGCCACCGAGCCCGAGGCCGCCCCCGCCGGCGACGAACCCATCGACATTTAGGCTGACGCAGGAGTGCCGTGTAGCCGGCCCTGCCCTCGAAAGGGGGCGGGGCTTATTGTTTGCTTAGGTGCAGATGCTGGGAGACAACATCCACCCATGGGAAAGAAACCCAAGGTCCCGAAGGTCATCGTCCGACCCCTGCCCGGGGACATCGCAGGGCTCGCTTGCAAGAAGGACAACACCATCGAGCTCGACCCGAACATCATCACGGAGCGCGAACGCCTGCGCGTGACCGTGCATGAGGCCCTCCACCTCGGAGACTGGAAAGCCCCCGAGAAGAAGGTGGACCGCATCTCGCGCAAGATCGCGGACGTGCTCTGGTCCCAAGGCTACCGCAGAACTTCCCTATGAAACACATACTGGTCCCCATCGCAGGATTCGCCCGGGCAGGCAAAGATTCCCTGGCCGACTCCATCTTCGAGCTGCTCGAACAGGACGAGCCCGAGTATTCCTGCATCGTCCTGAAGTTCGCCGACGCGCTGAAGGAGTCCCTCCAGATTTCCCTAGACGAAGCGGGCGTGAATATCGACGCCTTCACCGAGGACACCGCCAAGAAGGCCGCGCTCCGTCCGCTCCTGGTTGCCTACGGGGAATACTGCCGCACGCAGAACCCGAACGTCTGGGTGGACAAGGTCATCGAGCACATCAACAACTGGGCCGACATCACCTGCAAGGACTCAGGCTCCGAGCACTCCGTCATCCTCGTGCCGGATATGCGCTACGAGAACGAGTATCTGAAACTCGAGGCCCTCTGCGTCAAACGCGGCTGGGCCTTCGTCCCGATCTACATCGAACGCCAGGGCAACCTGCCCGCCAACAACGCCGAGGCCGAGTCCATCGGGCTGATGGCGGCGCACGACTGCTTCCGCAGGGGCAACGCCCTGCAGGTCTGCTTCCCGGATAACTCCGTCGAGGCGATCCGTCAGTGGGCCCGTAAGTTTACCCAGTCAATGAGCCTATACCGATGAACATCACCCGGAAGTGGAAGCGGTTCGCGGCGGTGTCCTGCTCTCATGGGCATCACATCGACCCGGTGGCGCGGGAGTCTGTCCTCAAGTTCATGGGCGACTTCTGCAAAGGCCCAGGAGCGAAGCGCATCCACCTCGGGGACTTCGTAGACGTCGAGGCCCTGATGGGTGGCGGCGCCGGCCATGGCGAACCCCTTGCGCCTGACATCGCCGGGGGCGTCCGCTTCCTTGAGGACGGCGAGTTCAACGTGGTCATCAACGGAAACCACGAGGACCGCATCTGGCGGCTGACCCGTTCCAAGAACGAGGTCGTGGCCGAGCTGAGCCAATACCTGAAGCACGACATCGAGCAGACCGTCCAGAAACTGAAGGCCGACCACGTCCCCTACACCGGGGTCTTCCAGAAGTATATGCTCGGCACGGGCCTGTTCACGCACGGCACGATTTACAACGAGTCAGCGCCTCGGGACATGGCGGAAATGTATGTCGAAGCGGACGCGGTCTTCTTCGGCCATACCCATTCCCCTGGCATAGCCCTAGCCCGTAACTCCCGCCGCACGATCGGCATCAACGTCGGCACGCTCAAGCTGCGGGGCTCAAGCGACTACGCCAAGGGGCGTCGCAAGACCCTGTCGTGGGGTCAGGCCATCGCGTATGGCGAGTATTGCGACACGGGCATCCAGCCTAGTCTCTACATCCACCCGCTGGAGATGTCCGGCCAGCCTTGGCGCTTATCCGTATGACCGACTCAAACTCCATCGTGCAGCGCCTGCTCAAGGAACTGAGCAACGAGCCCAAGGACTACCCCTGCCCCAAGGGCTGGTTCACCGTGGACCAGATCCGCGTCGAGCTCGATATGGCCCACACGCGCAACGCATCCTCCCGCGCGCTCGACCTGCAGCGCCGTGGCCTGCTCGAACGCCAGCCCCATCAGTTCAAGTCCGGCACAGGCCAGTGCCACATGGCCTACGTCTACCGCCCGGTCCCTCCGTATAAGTCCATCAAGGAGGCCGCCGCCCAGATGTTCGCCCACCGCTCCGACAAAGTCCCCAAGGGCTGGGTGCGCCTGGTCGATTACGCGGTCAGCAAGAACGTCTCGGACGTGGCCGTGCGTGGCCGAGTAGCCCGGGCAGGGCTGAAGCCGAAGTATTGGAAGACCCCTCGCGGTATCATCGGCCTGCACATGAACGCCTACTACCTGAAGGCCGACCTCGACCGCTTGTATAAAGCATAAGGGCCACCCTTGCGGATGGCCCGAAGCCCGAACTGCCCTCAGTTGCGATCCCGCACAATTGATTTTGTCCGGGCCTCGCCTGTTACCTTGCGACGGCAGGGCGTTTTGGCAAGCCCCAAGCCAGCGTGTTCACCTGCCGCGCCTTGTTGAACTTGGCAGAGGGAACCTCGGCCCACTGGAAACCGTAGCGACGGAAGCCCGTCCAGCCTAGATTCCAAGCCAGCCAGATTTCCCCGGGGTGAGGTTGCCGCCCGATCTCGCCGGCGAGCCTGACCTTCAGGACCGTCAGCCAGGTGCGAGCGTAGTCCCGAGCCTTGGCCGGCACAGCCGCGTCGGCATAGGGATAGACCGCCAGCCCCACCTTGCGCCTGATGGCCGAGCAGTCCTTCCACGCTACGGCGTGCCACTGAAGGCAGCCGAGGGCCTTGCCGCCGTCGCCCCGAGGGGTGGACGCCCCACGGCCCGAGGACTCGACCTGCTCGACAGCCTGCAGGGTCTGCTCTGGGATGGCCTCAGAGGTCAGCAGGGCGGCGGAGAGGGCTAGGACTAGGGTCATAGGGTCGAACGGCCTTGGCGGGCAACGCAGGGGGTAATGCCGAGACGCCTGTAGGTAGCGTAAAGGGTATAACGGGAAACCCCGCTGGTCTCGGCCAGTTGCGGGACGGTCATCCCCTGGTCATGGCCGGCTAGGACGAGGTCCTTGATGGACCCCTTGGGACGGCGCTCGCGTAAGGCCGGCAGGCCGAGGTGCTTGATGGCGCAACGGACCGAGCGCAGGTTATGCCCGGTAAGCGTGGCCACCTGCTCGACCGTCAGCTGCGGGGAGGCCGTGGCGATCACGGCGGCCTTGACTAGTCCGTAGTTAGCCCTCGATTTCGATGTCATTGGATGCGTCTCTGATTGCGCGGGTCAGGCCGACCACCTCGTAGGGGTCAATCTCTTCGCCGTCGGTGTCGATGACCGAGACGATTTCCGTCTCTTCCCAGTCGAGTTCCCAGTGGCCGCGAACCTCGGTCCCGAACTCATGGTCGAAGGAGTCGTCCACGTAGATGGCCGAGCCGTCCAGGATGACCTGATACTCGCAACCCTTATGGGTGACCGTCAGTTCGTGCTCAGCCACGGCGCTTACGCTTGGCGGGTTTCGGCTGCTCGGTCGGGGCGTAGGTGTAGGTCGTCACGCCAGGGAGTCCGACCTGCCAGCGTTCGCGGTCCATGACCTGACGGATCAGGTCGGTCACGGCCTTGTCGGCCATGGCCTTGAAGGCGTCGCGCTGAAGTTCGACCTCGGCAAGGCGTAGCCGGAGCCGGGTGATTTCATCGTAGTCTGGTAGGTTGTTCATTTGTTTCGGAGTTTAGGGAGTTTGCGGTATTGGCGGTAAGAGTGGATTGAGTTGGCATCGACGCGGAAGCGTTCAGCGGCCTCGGTGTAGGTGGCGTTATTGGCGTGCGCCCAGTGGTAAGCCTCGCGGCCTAGCTCGCTGGCGAGTTTGCCGGCCTTCGGCTTCTTGCCCCTAGGCTCGACAGGCTTGCGCTTGTCGGTCGGCCAGCAGCCGAGGGACTTGAGCAGCGCCCTGGTCTGGGCGGCCTTCTGGTAATGCTCTTGAAGCGCGGCCTCGCGGACCGGCACAAACTTGTCGATGAGGTCGTGCAGTTCGCTGATGCCAGACGAGCGGGAGTTGTAGGGCGTGGTCATCGGGACGGCTTCCAGACGTTGAGGCTGAACAGGTATTCCCAGCGCTTGCGGTGATCGGCGAGACGCTCGGCCACGATGCGCTGCTCGGCGGGCGTGAGTTGCTTGAGGCCGGGCTTCAGTATCTCCGGGCGGCGCTTCTGCTTATGCACAGGGCTTGCCCTCCTTGGCGGCGTGCCAGAGACGACGGCAATCAAGCATCCCGTTGGTCGTGCCATCCTGACGTTTCAGATAAGCATCCATCGCATCCCCGGCCTTGGTCAGCCGCTCGACCTGTTCCTTGAGGTCTATCTTCTCATCGAGGATTTGCCTAGCCGTCAAAGCGATGTTCTGAAGTTCGTGCTGTTGCTCAAGATACTTCGTGTTGAGTTCGTCATACATTTCTTCCGTCACAATCAGCCGCACTCCGCCAAGGCGTTCAGTCAGCCGCTCGACCTCGGCCTTGAGGCGGGCGTTCTCGGCAATAGTATCATCGAACAATGCTCGGTTGAACTGTGCGTGTAGTTCACTCACATCGACACGGAGGCTTGCCAGACGATACCGCTCGGCTTCGGCCTTGAGTTCGGCGTAGTCCTCCCACGCTACCCATCGACCTTCAAATGCTTCGACCATACTTGCCGAATAATCGAATTCGATTTCACCGCAAGGGTCGCCATTGGAGATGTTGACCATCTCCTCGTTGTATCGCTTCGGTTCGCTCACGACTGCACCCCCTTGGCCTTTCGTAGAAGTTCAGCAAACTCCCAAGCCCGAAGGTCTTGTCTTTCGTGGCGTTCATCAAGGTCGATGATAGTCAAATCAATGGCCTTGGTCAGCCGCTCGACCTCGGCCTTGAGCCGGGCGTTCTCCTTCTCCAAGTCTATGTTTGGAATAATCGTGCGAGTGCAAAACGAACGCAACCGGGCGTTCTCGTCCCTCAGCTTCGCGATCTCGGCGTCACAGGCCGCCACCGCCTGGTCGGCGATGTGCAGGGGTATCATCCGCGTGCGGTCGATGTCGCTCATAGCACGTTGAACCAAGCCCTCCCCGCGTTGATGCCGAACTTGATGGTGCAGTCCGGGCAGTGCTGACGGGCGGCGTGGGCCGCGTCGGCCAGCATCAGCTTGGCCTTGGCCACGGACAGGTCCTTCGTGTAGATCAGGCGGTTGATGTGCTCGACCTCGGTGGCCATGTGCCGGGTCGCCATCTGGTGGTGGGTGAGGTTCATCGGCTGCGGTTCTCCATGTCGGCAATCACGCGCTCGTTATGCATGGCCACGGCGTAGGCCCGGTCGTGCTTTGCGATCCAATGCTCGCGGGAGTGGGCGAGGCGGGTCACTTCCTGACGGAGCAGGCGGTTCTCGTCGTCGGTCTTGTCGGCCAGCGCCTTCAGGGCCACGGCGTTCTTGTGCAGCTGACGGGCGATGCTCCAGGGGAAGAGCCACCAGAGGCGGGGGAGGGAGTCGGGTTTGACGATGAGCATGGAGGGATGGTGGGCTAGGGGGTTAGGCATTGGAGGTAGGGCGGGAGAATCGGCGGGCCTTGCATCGGAGATAGTAAGCGCGCTTCATGGCCTTGACCTTGTCCAGGTTGCGAAGCCTCCACGCCTTGACGTTCGCCCGGTGACGCTCGGGGTTACGGTAATTGGGCTTATTAACCTTACCGAGCCAAGTCGTCTGGGTCAGTTTAATCCACGTTGCTAGAGTCTGCTGGGTGATACCGAGGGAGGCGGCGGCGGCTCCCTTAGTCTTGCGGGCCGCGTTCAGCGCCGCGATCTGCGGGAGCAGAGCCTCCAGCCGGCGAGCGTTGAACAGGGCGATGGGCTTAAGCAGCGGGATGTCGCGACCGAGGAACGTCACCGAGGTGACGAACTGAAACTTGGCGTTAGGCATGGTCAGCGGCCTCCCATGCGACGACCTTGGCCTCGGCGTCGGTCTTCCAGTTGCCACGGAACTCCACGACCATGTCGTAGGCCGTGAACAGCGAGGCGATGCGCTTCTTCCCGATCATGGAGGAGAAGTCGCCCGAGGTGGGAGCGTGGTCCACGCGGTCAATCTGGACTCGCAGTCCGAAGAGGAAACCGTACAGCTCGTAGGTCGCCTTCGGTCCGGCCTTCGCCCGGTGTTTGATGATGAGTTCCTTGGCCGCTTCGAGACGGACAGGGTCGGTGATGGATGTGGGTTTGTGGGTCATGTGCGGGAGATTAGTCGCGGCGCTTGGCCATGTAGGTGACGGACACCTCGCCCTTGTCGTCGCTGAAGGTCACGTCGAGCGTGATGCGTCCGAGGGTGATGCCGAAGAAGATGGCCCCGCCGTCGCAGGAGACGCCCGGGGTGGACTTGAACTCGGCGATGGCGGTCTCGACGTAGCCGATGACTTCCTCCTGCGGCTTGCCTGCGTCCTTCATGATCTGCGCGCCGTCGATGTTCTCCAGCAGGTTGACCAGGGCGTTGCGTCCGAGGTCGTCGCGGTGACGCGGCTGGGGGATGGTAGGTTTCTTGCTCATGGGATTAGAACTTGGGGTTGTCGATGATCTCGAGCAGGTCCGGGAAGGACGGGTCGAGGAACACGGCGAGCGCATAGCCGAGGGCCAGCGCGATTAGGAGGTAGGCGATTAGTTTCATAGTGCGGGATTGCTCGGTCACACTGGCGGGCAGTCTTCCGCTGTAAACCACAAAGCGTTATAATTCTCGACCCCCAGTTATAACGACCCATTCTCACCCTATTCCCGCACGTGTTCCCACTCCGTCCATACCAGCAGGCCGCCGTTGACCAAGTCCGCGAAGCCTTCCGAGCAGGCCGACGCAAGCCCCTGCTGGTCGCTCCTACGGGCTCCGGTAAGACCGTCATGTTCTCCTACGTGACGGCCTCAGCTGCGGCCAAGGGCAACCGCACGCTCATCCTCGTCCACCGCGCCGAGCTCCTGGAGCAGTGCCACCGCTCGCTTGCGTCCATGGACGTGCCGCATGGCCTCATCGCCGCCGGCCTCACGCCTGACCGCAACCAACTGACGCAGGTCGCCAGCGTGCAGACACTCGTCCGCAGGTTCGACCGCGTCGTGCCGCCCGACCTGATCGTAATCGACGAGGCTCACCACGCCACCGCAGGCGCATGGGCATCGGTCCTGGCTCAGTGGCCGCAAGCCCGCGTGCTCGGAGTCACCGCGACACCGGCACGGCTCGACGGCAAGGGCCTCGGCCAAGTCTTCGACGACCTGATCCGTGGCCCCGAGGTTACAAAACTCATAGAGGATGGCTACTTATGTAAACCAGTGTATTACGCCCCTAAGACCGTAAGCATGGAAGGCGTGCATAAGGTGGCCGGAGACTTCAACCGCGCCGAGGTCGCCGAGCGCATGGACAAGCCGACCATCACCGGCGACGCTGTCACCCATTACCGAAAGTATGCCGAAGGCCAGCCCTGCATAGTATTCTGCACCGGGCTGAAGCACGCCGAGAACGTGGCCGCCGCCTTCAACGCATCAGGCTACCGCTTCAAGGTCATCGACGGCACGCTCGCCAAGGAGGAACGCGCGTTCCGCGTCGCCGCCCTGGGCTCGGGTCAGCTGCATGGCCTCGTCTCAGTGGACATCGTGTCAGAGGGTTTCGACCTGCCCTGCGTCTCGACCGCCATCCTGTTACGCCCTACCGCGTCCCTGTCCCTGCACCTCCAGCAGATCGGGCGAGTGCTCAGGCCAGCACCGAACAAGCCCCGCGCCATCATCCTCGACCACGTGGGCAACTGCCGCCGGCACGGACTCGCCGAAGAGGTCCGCGACTGGTCGCTCGACGGCGTACGCAAACGCGTACGCAAGGGCCAGCAGGACGACGTGGCAGACACCCGCCAGTGCCCAGAGTGCTTTGCCGTCCATACCCCGAGCCCGACCTGTCCGCAGTGCTTGCACGTCTACGAAATCAAGGACCGCATCCCTGACGTCGTCGAGGGCGAGCTCGAAGAGCTGAAGGCCCGCGAGGCAGTCAAGCAGCGCAAGCGTGAGCAGGGCACGGCCCAGACCCTCGAGGACCTCATCAAGGTCGGCAAGGCTCGCGGCATGAAGAACCCCTACGGCTGGGCTCATAACGTGTTCAAGGCACGGCAGAAGAAATGAGCGAGGCCGCCATCCAGCAGGACATCCGCCTAGCCCTGGGACAATGCCCGGGCATCAAGGCTTGGCGAAATAACGTCGGGATGTTCAAGGAACAGAAGTCTGGCAGATGGATTCGATACGGACTTTTCAACGGCTCTGCCGATATCATTGGCCTCAAGACGGTTACGATTACTCCAGACATGGTAGGCCAAAAGGTGGCCGTGTTCCTTTCAGTGGAAGTCAAGACGCCGCAAGCCCCCAAGAAACTGCCCGACGATCAGCAGGCTTGGTTTGACGCGGTAAAGAAGGCCGGAGGCATCGCGGTCGTGGCCCGCAGCGTGGATGACGTGCGGTTTCTGCTTGCGGACTAAGGCAAGGTTGGCACAGTAAACGCATAACGGATAGGGCCTCTGCAAAAGTAAGCCCTGTTCTTCTTTGCTGTGAGAAGTGTTTAGTGCCTATGGGCTATCGACACTCAGCGTCGCTCATGACGACGAAAGGCAAGAGGCAATAAGCCATCATCAGCAATCCTCGGCAATGGAAGATGCCCTCTGGACCGGACCACATCCGAGCGACCCTCCGGCCCTCTGCCCCTGGCATGGTTTCTCTCGGGGGGTCTTTCTTTTCTGGTTGCCTGACCCGCCCACGGGCCGCACCTTACGCCATCCCGCACCTTATGACTCCCCGTCTCGACTTCGCCGCCGTCAACTCCGCCGCGCTCGGCTCACTTGAATCCCTCTGCTGTGAGTGGTTCCCCGCCGGCAAGAAGGACGGCCACGAGTTCCGCGTCGGCTCTATCAACGGAGAACCCGGCTCCAGCCTCTCCATCAACCTGACCAACGGCAAGTGGGCCGACTTCGCCGGCGACCTCAAGGGCTCCGACCCTATCTCCCTCCTTGCCGCGATCCGTGGATGCAAGCAGGGCGAGGCCGCTAAGGAACTGACCGAACGTCTTTCCCTCGGCAACCTGTCAGGCTCCGCACCGCGTGCCGAGTATGAGTCCAAGCCGTCAGCCGCGTCAGAGTGGGAGCCGATGCCCCACGCTCCCGAGGGCTGCCATGAGCCCGACCTCAACCACTACAAGCACGGCCAGCCCGTTGCCACGTGGCCCTATCTGACCGCCGATGGTCACCGCGTCGGCCTGATCTGCAGATTCAACCTTCCCGACGGCTCAAAGGAAGTCCTCCCTATCACCTGGTGCAAGCATACCTCCGGCCGTGAGGGCTGGCGATGGAAGTCCTTTGCCAAGCCCCGCCCGCTTTACGCCCTGCCCTGCGTCGTCGCTTCGACTGGCTGGGTGCTCATCGTTGAGGGCGAGAAGACCGCCGACGCCGCGCAGCGCCTCATGCCTCATCTCGCCGTCACTACCTGGTCAGGTGGCTCGAAGGCCGTCAGCCTAGCCGACTGGTCCCCCTTAGCCGAGCGCAAGGTCCTGTTCTGGCCTGATGCCGATGAGCCCGGACGCAAGTGCATCGAGCTCATCCGCAAGCAACTGCCCAACGTGCGTATCGTCACCCCGCCCACTGGCGTGGCCGAAGGCTGGGACCTAGCCGACGCTGAGGCCGAGGGCTGGGACACCGACCGCGTCCGCGCTCACATCAAGGGCGAGCCAACACCCACGCCCGCCGCCTCCGAACCGCCGCCCCCTCCAGAAGTCCTTGAGGCCATCGACTACGCCAACCTGGACGCCCAGCCCCTGCATGAGCCCGACCCCGTCGAGGCCGAGCCGTGGCCCTTCCGCGTCCTAGGCCATGACGAGGGCGTTTACTTCTACCTGCCCGACTCCAGCCAGCAGATCGTCGCTCTCACCGCCAGCGACCACAAGCACCTGCCGTTCCTGCGTCTCGCGGGAGCCAACTGGTGGGAGACTCACTTCCCCGGGCGTGAAGGCGCCGACTGGAAGGCCGCCGCCAACGCTCTCATCCAAGCCAGCCACCGCGAGGGCATCTTCGCCCCTCGCCGAGTCCGTGGCCGTGGCTGTTGGGTCGATGGCGAGCAGGTCCTGTTCCATGCCGGCGACCGTCTCCTGATCGGTAACGAAGAACGCACCATCCCCTCGTGGCAGTCCAAGTGGATTTATACCCAAGGCCAGCGCCTCGAGGCCGACCAGGCTGAACCCATCTCCAACGCCGAGGCCGCGCGCCTGATGACCCTGACCGACATGATGAACTGGAAGGAACCCATCTTCTCTAAGTTCTTCGCCGGCTGGTGCGTCATCGCCCCGATCTGCGGCGTGCTCGGATGGCGTCCCCATATCTGGGTCAACGGTCCCTCCGGCTCCGGCAAGACTTGGCTGCTCAACAACATCCTCGACCCGCTCGTAGGCAGGCTCGCCCTGTCCGTGCAGTCCGCTACCACCGAGGCTTACATCCGTCAGCGCCTCAAGTCCGACGCCCTGCCTGTCGTGTTCGACGAGGCCGAGTCCGAAGACAAGCGCGGCCAGATGCGTATGCAGTCCATCCTCGAACTCGCGCGCGCCGCCTCAGCTGAGACCGGAGCCGGCATCGGCAAGGGCTCCGCGTCAGGCAAGGCCCACGAGTATCAGATCCGTTCCTGCTTCGCCTTCGCCTCCATCGGCGTGGCCGCTAACCAGCGCGCCGACACCAGCCGTATCACCTCCCTCGAACTGCGTAAGGATAACACCGACGGAGGCCGCGAACGCTTCGAGCAGCTGAAGACCCTATGGGCCGAGACCGTGGCCCGCCCGGAGTATGCCGAGGGCATCCGCTCCCGTTCCCTGGCTAACGCCATGAGCATCACCGCCAACGCCCGCACCTTCGCCAAGGCCGTGGCCATCAAGCTAGGGGACCAGCGTATCGGCGACCAACTAGGGGCCCTCCTATCCGGCGCCTTCTCCCTTACCTCGACGCGAGTGCTCTCCCTTGAGGACGCCACCGCTTGGGTCGAGAAGCAGAACTGGCACGGCTTCATGCCCGACGAGGCTGACCAGGACGAAGTCCGAGCCCTTGCTTGGATGCTAGACAAGTCCATCCGCTTCGAGCAGGGCGACCACACCTACACCCGATCCATCGGCGAACTGGTGCAGGCTTACTACTCGACCGAGGTCACCGTGGACGAGGCCGACAACCTGCGCCTCAATCTGCAGCGCTCAGGCATCCGTCTGGAGGACGATACCGTGGCCATCTCCAACCACCACCCAGCCCTTCGGACCCTATTCATGGACACCTCCTGGGCTGACAAGTGGAAGGATCAGTTTGCAAGAGTCCCGGGTGCGGCCCACGTGGCGGGCGTCCGTTTTGGCGCGTCGATACACCGAGCGGTCAGGATTCCGAGGTCGGCTTTCCTCGACTAACGGTCTGTTGCAACAGTTTCGGCCTACTCTGCAAACGTGCTAAACGTCTGCAGTGGTAAGGCTTTACGTCTGCAAGTCGGTGTTTGCAACTTCCCCGCACTATAGCCCCCTTTATAGGATACCCCCTCCCCTCTCCCCTTCTTCTCTCTCTCTCTATATATATCTATCTATATAGTTGTAGGTAGTAGTAGTAGTCGTTCGCAAGTCCGTTGCTGGTCAATGGGTTAAGGTGTTTGCAAGTCCTGCAAACGACTGCAAACAGATGCAAACGCAGGTTGTCGGGTTATAGTTTCACTTCAAGCCACCTTGAGCCCTACAACCTAGGCAAGTGGCCGAGACTCAGGACAACATCCCGCTAGAGCATCAACGCGCCGTCGATGCTCACTTCGACTCCCTATCCCCTAAGGCTCAGGCCAAGGCTAGGGCCAACGGCTTCCGACCTTACCGCGAGCTACCCCGATCAGGTGACACAGTCATGGAGCTCGATGAGGCACGCGCCTGCTTCCGTATCAGACAGACCGAAGGAGCTGACGCGACAGTGAGGCCGGCGACCTATACCAGGGACGAGGTGCTCACCGTCCTGGCTGTCGTGCTCGACACGATCGGAGGCAAGCGCTGCCCGGTGCTACGTGGACAGGCAGAGGTGGTCCGCATCGGCCTAGGAATTGGTTCCAAGCTGACGCATAAACAAATTTCAAAACTACTCGGCTGCTCCCGGGTCTCGGTGGTGCAGCAAGTAGCGTGCTTCCGCACACGCATGGAGAGCGGTTTGCGCCGTGTCCGCGGCACATGAGGAAAACAGGGGAAAAGGGCCTCAAAGGAATCTTTTACCACCCCCCCCGCTTATCGCGTGGCTTGCCACCCCGCCGTTTTTTTTAACATGGATTTTCAAAACCAGCCAAAATCGGGGGATTCCGAACCAGCCGGTTCAGCTCGAAAGCCGGGGCGACCCAAAAAGGAAAGGCCGCCGCTCGACGTTGAGGGAATCCCCGACGCGAGCTTCGAGCAGACGATCGAGAAGCACGAGCGCCTGGTCGTGCTCGCCCGCGAGAAGTATGAGCGGATGCTGCGTGCCGGCGATGCTGAGGCTGGCCGCTACCAAGTGACCTACAACCAGAGCCTGAAGCAAGCGGTCGCGTTGCGCGAAGAGCAGGAACGGCGCTCGGTGTTCGCCCGTCAGCACATCGACTCTACCGAGGCGCGCGAGGCGATGCTCCGTCTGGCTGGCCTGATCGTCGAACGGCTGGACGCGCTAGGCTCGGAGTGCGGTGAGAACTGCAATCCCAAGGACCCGGTGAAAGCCATCGGTGTGTTGACAGAGTGGGCACGTGAAGCCCGCGAGAAGATTGCCCGGGTGGCCGGAGTGTTGGAGGAACCGAAGCCGTGAACGCCGACGAGCTCTTCGAAGAAGGGCTGGCCGTTGTCAGGCCGTCGGCCTTGAGCGACCCGGTCGCGTATCTGAAGGAGAACGTTAAGAAGATTCCGGCGGGTGTCTTCGATGGCGGCTACAACCCGAAGCGTTGGCCTTGGATCGGTGAGGCCGTCCGCATTTTCAACGCTCCGACGACCTCGCGTCTGTTTATGCCCTGGGCAATCGGCTGCGGGAAGACGCTGACGCTGAAACTCTGCGCGACTTACCTGATGGCGAACCGCCGTGCGTCGATGGCCATCTTCCTCGACTCGCAGGACAAGGCGAAGGCGTTCACGCTTAACGAGCTGCGCCCGCTGTTCGACCAGGTGTCCGACATCCGCAGCCAGATGTCCGGGGACGATAACGACAAGTCGGGCACGTTGCGGTTCGCGGACGGGTCTCTGATCCACAACCGCTCGGCCTCGACGGAGAAGCACCTGCAGTCGTTGCACGTCCGCTACGTGTTCGGCTCGGAAATCTGGCAGTGGCCGAACGGCGCGCTGGCCATGAGCATGAGCCGCATGAAGGCGGCGGCGTTCGCGTCGAAGGCGATCTACGAGAGCCAGCCCGGTGACATCGAAGGACAGGGCGCTGAGTTCTGGAAGTTCTACCTGATGACCGACCAGCGTGAATGGATGTTCGTCTGCCCGTCGTGCAACCACCGCCAGCCCTGGCTATGGGACTACATCAGATTCCCCGAAGGCGCCAAGATGGTGGACGGCTGGGACCTTGAGGCCGTGCAACAGGGCACGACCTACGAGTGCTCGAAGTGCCGTCACCGCATGGAGGACAACGACGAGGTGCGGACGATCTGCAACGAGGTCGAGCGCGGCGCCGGGTTCGAGGCCACGACCAAGGCGGAGAAGGCCGGCTACGTCGGGCTCCACGTCAACGCTCTTGCGTCTACGAGCTGGGGGTCCTTGGCCGTGGACATGATAAAAGCGAAGCAGGTCGCAGACTTGGTCGGAGACCAGACCCCGCGTATGCTATTTAAGAATCAGTATCTGGCTCTGCCCTGGAGTGATGACGGCACGGGGAGCATGGTCGTCTCGACGGAGTCCTCGGACTACGCCATGGCCGACCCTTGGGAAGCGGTCTGCTACATCAGCCCACGCGGTCAGATCGTGGATAAGGACGACGCGACTGAAGGCTCGGTCAAGTTCATCACCCTGCAAATCGACTGTCAGGCGGACCACTTCTGGGTGGTCGTGCGTCAGTGGGCACGAACGGGCCACAGCCGGCTGGTCTACTTCGGCAAGGTCCTGAGCACGGACGGCCTAGGCGATTGGTCCGGCCTCGACGCCCTGGCGGTCAAGCACGGCGTCCACCCTCAGCTCGTCATGGTGGACTCTGGCGGCGCAGACACCACGACCCAGACGGTCTACAAGCAGTGCGCCACCCGTGGCTGGTATTGCTCGAAGGGCTCGGGTCAGGAATATTTCAATGTCAAGACCAAGGCCGGGGACACCGTCCGGCGGTTCTACAACACCCCGACCGCCATCCACGTCCCGGGCATCCGCACCCCCACGGCATTGGTGGTCTGGTCCAACCTGTCAGGCAAGGACTTGTTCCACGGGATGCGCTCGCGCAAGGTGTTCACCTTTGCCCGGGATGCCGACCCCGGGTATGTGGAGCAGCTGAACTCGGAGGTCCGCATCAAGGAGGCGGGCAAGGCCATGTGGCGACTACGCAAGGGAGTCCGCGACAACCACGCTTTCGACTGTGAGCTTCTCGGGATGCTGATCGCGGCGCGCTGGGGCCTGCTTGGTCGGGACGAGCCGCAAACCTTACCCGCCCCGCAATAAGTATATGCTCGGCATCTACGTAGGCGTTCCAGAAGACGTGCTGCTGCAATACAAGCAGGAGGCACTCGCTGACCTTGGAAAGGCGGTCACGTCCTACTCGGACTCCGGCACGTCCGTGAACAAGCAGTTCGGGATGCCACCCGACCGCCGCATCCAAGAGATTAACTACGCTTTGTCCCGTATCGACCCTAAGAAGTATGGCGGTGCTCATACCTCCGTGCAGAAGAACTGGGATATGCGGGTTGACCTCTGATGCGAAAGAAGACCACGCCCAAGACCAAGACCGAGAAGAAGGGGCCGTCCGCCTCTTATTCTCAGTTCGCCAGCACGACCGACTCGGGTGCTCGGCGTATGCTGTTCATCGGTGCGGTCACCGACCAGCGTAAGGAGGTCACGTCCGGCACGCGCCTGACGATGGTCGGCACGTCCCGCTGGGCCGTCCGCAACAGCCCGATCTACAAGCAGTGCATCGACGAGGCCGTGCTGGTCTCCATCGGTGACGGCCTTGTGGCTCAGTCCAACGCCCGCGACCCCGCTGTGGCCGTTGCCCACCAGAACTATTTCCGCGACTGGTCCACCCGTTGCGACCTGACCGGACGCTACAACCTGGGGCAACTGCAGGCCATGTGGATGTCCGGGGCTTTGGTCGATGGCGACTCGTTCGGCATCTTGACCAACGACCCGAAGACCGGCATCCCGAAGGTGCAAATCCTCGAGAGTCATCGAGTGGGGACGCCCTCCGACAAGTTTGACACCAGCAACGTGGACGGGGCCTACCTCGGCACGTATGGCGAGATCACGGGCTGGAACGTCTACACTGACGGCGACAAGAAGGACCGCTACGTGCCCGCCCAGTCCATGCTCCAGGTCATGGAGTTCGAGCGCCCGTCTGCGGTGCGAGGTTACCCTGTCCTACAGTCATCGCTCAACTCGGTGAGGGATCACCTGGAGGTCTTCAGCCTCGAGGTTCGAGCAGCCCGCGACTCGGCGGACCATACTTTAATCCTGAAGAAGCAGGGCGGGGTGCTTCAAGACGACCCAGCCTCCAAGTTCTCCGGCGACTACAATTCCTGCGAGAAGATGGCCAGCCAGATGGGCGGCAAGATGCTGGTGGTCGATACCAACGAGGACCTCTCTCAGCTGACCCAGACCCGCCCCTCTCAAGCGTGGATCGGGATGATGACCGCCATTGAGCGCGACATCGTCCGCCTGCTCCCCTACGAATACCAGGTCACGCCCGGAGCCCTCGGCGGTTCCTCGGTCCGCCTAGTCGCTGGCCGCGTGTCACGATGGGCTGGCAAGTGGCAGAGCATTATCATCGACAGCCTCGACAGGGTCTACGACTACGTCATCGCTGACGCCATCGCCAAGGGCAAGTTGCCCGACGACCCGGACTTCAACCGCAAGTCTTGGATCACGCCCCGCGACATCACCGTGGACGCTGGCCGCGAAGCCTCGCAAGACCGTGCCGACCTGCAGATGGGTCTTACCACGGCGCAGGCCATCCTCGGCAAGAAGGGCATGACCTACGACGAGGTGCTCGAGCAGCGCGCCGTCGAGATGGAGAAGCTCGTGCAGAAGTCCAAGGAGCGGAACCTCCCGCTGTGGATGCTTTATCAGTCGGCCTTCAACTGGCTGCAGCAGGGTCAGGCTTCGAGCCAGACGCCTGACGCGGTCGCCGACAACCTCGACCTCCCTCCCCCTCCCGAACCATCTAACCCGTGAAATGCTTAATCAACGGACTCTCTGGAAGAGAGCCACTTCTCTGCGACCCTATCAAGGCCGCGAACCACATGAAGTATGCCGAGAAATACGGCGTCGTGGACAGCGTGCTGGATATGTTCTTCAACCCTGTCGCGAAGCCCTACGTCACGCAGGGCGGAACGGCGGTCATCCCGCTCCAGGGATTCCTCGGTGTCGGCCTGACCAAGTTCGAGAAGATGACCGGGGCCATGGACATGACCGAGGTCAGCGAGCAGATTGACGAAGCCCTTGCCAACCCTGCGGTCCAGCGCATCGCCTTCGAGATTGATTCCCCTGGTGGGACGGTCGTCGGCACGCCCGAACTCGCCGACAAGATTGCCAGCATCCCGCTGCCGACCATGTCCTACGCCAAGAAGCTCATGGCCTCTGGCGCATATTATACCGGAAGTCAAAGCGACTACGTCATCGCATCGCCCTCCGCTATGGTAGGCTCCATCGGCGTGATCGCCGTGGACGAGTCCTACGACGAGGCGTTCAAGAACATGGGCCTCAAGGTCGAGGTGTTCCGTGCGGGCAAATACAAGGCCCCGAACATCGCCGGCGAAGGCTACACCGACGAGATGCGCGAGCTCGAGCAGAAGTCCATCGAGGCCATGCATGAAGAGTTCAAGCAGACGGTCCTCCGCAAGCGCTCGCTCGCCAGCCGCGAAGACATGGAAGGCCAAGTGTTCTCTGGTCGGGAAGCCGCCGCCAAGAACCTCGTCACGGGTCTGGCCACGTCCTTCGCCGAGGCCCTCGCCGCTTTCGAGCAGGCCGCTTAACCTTACCCCCTACGCAATAGTATATGACCATCGAAGAACGCTTCAAGGCCGCCGAGGCCGCTGTCGTCTCCCTCACCGCTGAACGCGACGACCTCCGCAAGACGGTCGAAGCCTCCGTGGTCAACGTCTCTGCCGAACTCGACCAGGCTAAGGTCGATGCCGCCGCCAAGGACCAGAAGGTTCAGGAACTGGAAGCCGCCCTCGCCGAGGCCAACGCCAAGATCGTCGAGCTCGAAGCCTCCAAGGCCACCGCCTCCGTCGAAGCCGCGAACATCCTTGCCTCTTCTGGCGTGGCTCCTGTCGCCGCCCCGGTCGTCGCCGCCGCCGTCGGTTCCATCCACGAGCAGTATGCCTCGATGCCTGCCGGCCCTGAGCGCCGCGCCTTCCTCAAGAAGCACAAGGCCGTCCTCTTCTCCAAATAATTTCCCCTCACTTCAACCTACTAGCTACCCATGCCTAACACCATCAACAGCGCTCTGATCGTCGATACCGTCGCCGAGCTCAGCCTCACCAACCTCTCGAACCGCCTCGCGGCCCTCGGTAACTTCGCCTCCGACTTCTCGGCTGACGTGAAGCGCCCGAAGGACGTCGTCCAGGTGGCTCTCTCCACCGCCGGCAGCACCACGCTGACCAACCCGACCGCGTTCAACGTCATCGGCGACAGCACCCTCGGCGCCACCGCCGTCTCGCTGAACCACCTCTACCAGCCCTTCGGTCTCTCCTACGCCGACATCCAGAACGGCATCAAGCTCGAGAAGATTCTGAAGATCAACATGGACAAGCTGGCCGACTCCATCTGGGCCGCCGCTACCGCTCCTATCACCGTCGCCAACTTCGGCGCCGCCACGGTTACCGCCGCTGATTCGGCTATCACCCCTGGCTCCGCTCAGCTCAAGGCTCTCTGGGCTGGCGTCTCCAAGGCTGGTCGCAAGACCCTGATCGTGAACCCGGGCATCTACTCCCAGCTCATCCCGACCAGCACGACCTCCCTCCCGCTCTCCGCTGGCGCTTACGGTTTCGATGGTGGCGTGTTCTACGCTTCCCTCTTCCCGTCCGAAGCGAAACTCGCCGGCTTCGCGGTTTCCAGCGAAGCCCTGGCGATGGCCGCCGCCGCCCCGGACCTCGACGCTGTCGGCAACGACTTCCTCGTCCGCGAAGTGGTTCCGATCGAAGGTCTCGGCATCTCGGTCTACTACAACGTCTGGGCTGACAAGAGCACCCGTAACCTCGTCGGTTCCATGGAACTGATGTTCGGTGCGAACAAGGCGATCACCACGGGCACTCTCGCCTCGGTCTACAACCCCTAATCGGGGCTGAGTCCTGAAACAGCCCCCAGTGATGGGGGCTTTTTTGTATCCCTAAATCCCTACCCACCCTCATGTCCCTCTACGGTTCCACCTTCAACTCTGACTTCCAATCCATCCTGGCAGACATCGGGGTTCCGGCTACGGTCGGGGCCAACCTGTTCCTTGTCGGCCTGTCCCAACCCATGAACACCCCCAAGTTCGACGCGGGGGGCTTCACCGAGGAAAAGATGTGGACGGTGCGTTTTGCCGCCGCTACGGCCCCTTGGACGGCTTCTGATGGCCGGGTTGGAGGTCAGGTAGCCACAATCGCCTCGGGCGTCCCTGTGGCCTCCCTAGCCCCTGGCAAGAAACTGACGGTCAACGGGCAGGTCCTCCGGGTCAAGGGCCAGTCCTACAAGCAGGCCAGCGCCGTCATCGAGCTGACCTGCATCGACGACAACCAGTAATGGCCAGCAAGGGAGCCATCGACCCAGCCAGTCTAGCCGACTTCAACGCGGCTATGCGGCACTTTGCCGCCGAGGTAAAGGGCGATATGGAGATGGTCACCCGCGAGCAGATCAGGCTGATGTGCCGCGACGCCATGACCTTCACCCCTCCGATGCCTGCCGGCGGTGGCCGTGGCCTAAGCTCAGCCGCCCACAAGGCCGGCATGGGTAAGACGGCCAAGGACATCAAACGCATCTTCATTCCTGCGGACAGCCCCAAGAAGGGGATGCCCGTCCTGCTGCGCCGCGTCATCAACTCCGTCAGAGGCGACGACCGACAGGCGTTCATGGAAATCTACGGCAACTTCGATTCAGGCAAGGCACGCGGCATCTCCCCGGTCATGCGTAAGATTCTGGAAGACGTGAGCTGGGAACGTTCATTCAAGAAGGCCAAGAACTACCTGAACAAGGCGAACATCTTCGGGCAGATCAGGCCGATTGAAGGGCAGACCAACGACCTGCGAGGCATCCACGACAAATACAAGAACGCCGTGAACGGACGCTGGAAGCGCAACCAGCCCGTTGGCGGACCGCAGTATATGGTCGGCTCAGTCCAACAACTCCAAGCCTATATAGCTGAACGTCAGGCCAAGGTCGGACGGGTCAAGTCCGGCTGGGCTGCGGTCCTAGCGCAGGTCCCCAAGCCCGTGACCAAGAAGGGCGTAGAGCGTAACTTCGGAGCCTATGACGCTCCGTGGGTGGACGCCAATAAGCGCTCAGCCCAGGGCGTGTTCAGCGCCAGCCGTAGCCCGGGCTTCGTCTCGATGACCGTGATGAACCTGATCGGAAACATCAACAACGTGGCAGGAGAAGCCGGGACCGAGAACCTAGTCTACGGCAACCGCGTCAAACAAATGCGTGCCGCCGTGCTCGCAAGGCTTGAGAAGACGTTGGCTCAGGCTAACGCTCGTAAAAGTAAATAACTCTATGGGAACCAAATCCGCCCGCCATATCGTGGAAGCCGCAGTGGCTACCTACCTCACCGCCCAGGTCGAACTGACCGGGGTCAACGTCTACACGGGCGACAGCGCCGACACGAACGTGCTCCCTAAGGCCATCGTGCTCTGCGACTCCGCCCGCCTGCCTAACGACTTCCCTGACGGCCTAGGGAACTACTCCTGCTCGGTCCGCGTCACCCTGCTGGACTCCGCCGACGACGTGACCCTAGCCGATCACCGTGCCCGGATGGCCGCCATTGCCGGCGCCATGCAGGACCTCGAAGAGCTGCAGGACGTGTTCACCGCCCAAGGCGATGCCCACTGCTACGACATCACCCCTCTGTCCGAGGATGAGGGGGTCAATGAACGCTCCTGGGCATCGGTCCTAGTCTACGACATTCTGGTGGTCGTGAACCCCGAGGGCTAACCTTACCTTATCCGCAATAGTATATGGCTGCTATCGTCAAAGGGGTAACCGCAATCTATGGCCTTCCCGGCGCTACCGTGGCCAATGCCGTTGTCCAGTCCTACACCAACGACGGCGAGTTTGCCAACGAAGCGACCATCATCGACGAGACGGGCAAGACCGTCGCATGGCGCGGCGACGACAGACGCTGCCAGGTGAGCGTGGAAATCATCGCGAAAACCTCGGCGATTCCTGTCCTCGGTGCATCCTTTACCCTAACGGTCAACACCGCCTCTTCCTACTCTGGCGGCACGGCCTCCACGGCCTTCTCCGGCTGGGTGACCAAGGTTTCGGACAAGGGATCTAATCGCGGATACACTGCCGTTACCGTCAGTGCCGTCGGCTACGAAGGCGTCGCCGGCGCCTAACCGCATGGACAAGCGGTTCACATCCGCTTTCACGGACCCGGGGCTTACCAAACTCCTGGGTCGTTTTGTTTCCCCGTTCTGCTTGCTTCACCGCGTGCAGCTGGAAGCAGCCGAAAGCCCCCTCCTTCGCTCTGGCGTCGGCATCCGTCCGCTCGATCTGCTAGTGGCCGTAAAGATTTGCTCGGGCGAACGCCTCGACAAACTGACTTGGAAGGACTCATGGTATCTCGGCAAGATGACCGCAAACGATGACTACTTTGCCGAGCAGATTGAACTCTTCTCGAAGTTCGTCCTCGTCGAGGCGTGGCCGAAGTTCTGGGAGAAGAAGGCCAAGCACTCCGAGACCAGCGGGACCCCTTGGGTCTTAACCGTGGTGGCCTCGCTGATTTCCAACGGCATCCCAGAAGAGCGCGCGTGGACGATGCCGGAGTGCCAGGCCATCTGGCTTAACTCCACCTTTGCGATCAGCAAGGGAGCCGAACTCAAAGTCCTCACCTCCGAGGACGAGGAACTAATCGACTCACTCGAAAAAATCCAAGCATGAGCAACGTCATCAAGTTCAGCATCAACGGCGATACCAACGCCGAGCAGGTGACCGAGAAGGTCAAGAAGTCCGTCAGCGCCCTGGAGAAGAACATCGAGGGAATCGAGAACCGCTTCAAGTCCTTCGGCAAGGACCTGTTCCTTTCCTTCGCGGCCCCGATGGTCCTGCTCAACTCGGCCATGAATATGATTTCAGGGGCCATCGAGCGTAATCAGCAGAAGGTGCAGGACGCTCACGATCTGGCCGTCAAAGGAGAATCCCGCTTTGTCGATAAGGGCACGGTGACCGTGGCCCGTGAGAACGAGAACCGCCGCCGTGAACTCGCCGAGAAGGAACTGGCAAAGATTGCGGCTGAAAGAGAAACGAAGGAAGCCCTTGAGCAGGGCGGGGTTGCCGGGTTTGGAGGCGAAGGCGATGAGGTCCTTGCGGAATATAACAAGCGCAACGCTGGGTTCCTTGGGGACATCAAGTCAATGATGATGTATTTCGGCCTCACGGATATGTCCAAGAATGAGGAAATCCAAGCCATCGTGGCTGAGCGTTCGGCTGCTCGCGTTGCTGACAGCCCAGAAACAAAGGCTCGCATCGAGGCCGAGAAGGCCGCCGCCAAGCAGAAGGAAGCAGCCGACGCTCAGATCCAAGCGCAGAAGGAGGTCGATAAGATGCCGACCACCTTCAAGGGACCTGAAGGTTTTTCCAACGTCGTCGGCGTGGGAGCCAACCCGGTGCTCGAGGCCATGGCTTCCCAGCTCGAAGAGGCCAAGAAGACCAACGACCTTCTGGCTCAGCTCGTCACCTCTGGCGGAGGCCGCACCTCTAGCTGGCTAGACGCTCCTGCTGGTGCCACCTCAACCGCCGCGCCTTCCCGCGCCGCACTACTCCGAGGCAAATAAACTTTATGGCACGTCAAGACTACGGCAACAACCTAAACGCCCCGGTTCTCCAGCCTGGAGGCAAACTGAGCAACGACGGCTACGGCCTGCTCACGGCCACCTGCGTCTGGAAGGCCAACACCAACAACGATCTCTCGGTCGGCAACCGAGGCTCGACCTGCCCCATCAACGCGGCCCTGGCGGCGCACAAGTTCTCCGTGTCCTACGATGCCCTCGGGATGGCCATCATCACGGTGGACTACATCGGCATCGACCCTGATGTGAACGAGGGAGTTTACACCAACCCCGAGGTCGGCGCGTCCAATGGCCTGACGTCCGAGAACATCACGACCAACCCCAACTTCTTTGAACCTGGCGGTGACGGATATGATGGCGTCATCGCCGGCGCAGCTGGAAGTTACACCCAGTCGCCCATCGGTCCTCTGGTGGAAATCAAGAACACCGCCGACTTCATCACTGTCATCACGGGATACAACGGCGACGGCTCCCCGATCACTGCCCTGGTCAACAAGAAGCAGTCATACCTCGGCCAGAACGGCGCGTGCTTCGAGGACCCGCAGGGCGGTCGCTTCATCGGTTTCGTCAAGGCGGCTGATAAGCACTTCTACGGAAAGACCAACTACCTCGCCCCGACCTCGTCCTTCTCCGGCCACTTCTACACAACCGAAGCCTCTGAGGTTCATAACATGATGGACTACCTCGGCACGACCTCCCGCGATAACGACTGGTCTAGTGTCCTGCCTAAGATTATCCCGGACTACGCCGGAACCACTTGGGTTTCCAGCGCGGCCAACGGTTCTTTCAATCAACTGCTGCTGTCTCAGGTAAACGTTCAGGACTACGGCCTGCTCTATAAGGTCAACTATGAGGTGCGCTATAGTATTGTCGGCTGGCACGATAAGGTATACCGAGACAACCGACTGATCTGAACATGAGCCTACAACCCGGCGACGGATACACCTTCAAGGCTTCGTCTAACGGGTTCTCCCTGGACATCGAGAAGCCGTGGATTCCTCCCGCCGGCGATGGCGGCTTCGTCCTAGGCTTTGCGGTTCCTAAGTTGCCTGACCCTCCTCAGCCCCCCGATCCGCCTGTCCCGCCTGAAGTCCCCTCCTTCGTTGACCCTTTCGCGGCCAAGTTAAAGCCGCTTCAGTTCCAGTGCGGGATGATTGCTTTGCCTGTGTCAGGGACTCCTGCCCCGGTGCTTCAGGTCGCCCTAGGCTCGGTGACCTACACGCACTCCTTGATGCCTCTCATCAAGAACTCGCCGTTTACGGACTACCGCCAAGCCTACATGAACTTCGCGGCGGTGCTGTCTTCTGGCATCACCCCTGTCCCTGTCGGCGACTCTAGCTCGCCTTGGATGCTGGGCGGCGGCGGCTACGCGCTGACGGGCACGGGTCGCTGGTTCGTCACCCTGTCGAAGTGGGACGCTGGCAACGGCGAGTTCTCTGCTGGCCTGCTCGACCAGAACCTCCCCTGGGTGTCCATCGTCAAGGACGGCTCCGATCAGTTCAACAAACTCTTCGTCGATTCTGGTCCGTCGCTTTATCAGAATAAGACCAACGTGCAGAAGATGTCCGGCTATGACGCGGCATCCACCGGGCTGACCACCGACTGGGGCAACTGCCACACCACTTGGTTCAACCCTCGCTTCTTCGGTCATCACGTCCGGGTGCTGGCCGTCATCGATTCCATCGCGGCAACGCCTTGCACTGTCTCGGTCGTGCAGATCAGGGCCGGCAGCGCTACCGCCAACGAAATCCAGCAGGTCATCTTTGTCGGCATATACAAGTCGGGCACGGTGACCTTTACCTACGGCGCCGCAACTACCACGTCTGGCTTCAACCCTGGCAGCGAGTCAGCCTACGATTTGCAACAGTGCCTCAACACGATCCCCGCGCTGAAAGGCAACGTCATCGTCCAACTGGCTGGCCCGGGCGTCTATCAGGTCGAGTTTACCAACAGCCTCAAGAACACGGACGTGGCCACGCTCACGCCTAACTCTAGCCTCACGTCCTTCACGACCTGGTATTCTGTCTACCAGTGCTCCGTCGGCTCTCAGGACATCGTCATTCCCTGCGAGCTCAACGCCACGCAGCTGATGAACGTATCCGGCAAGACCGAGGCCGAGGACCCCTACAACCTTAACGCGGCCACGACCCCCGTAAAGTGGGCGCACGTGGTAAACTACGAGGACGCCTACGCGGCCAACGCCCTGACGTTCACCCCTGCTTTTGCCACCCCGGTCATCAACGACACCACCCCGCGCACGTTTACCAAGCGCATCCTTAACTACGGTGAAGCATCTGGCTGCACCGCCGAGCCGACCACGGATCACCCCTTCAAGGTCATCCACGTCAGCACCACTGGAGGTATGTCCACCTACCGCATCGTCTCTGGCACGGTCAACAACGTCACCCCTGGCAACATCGCCAGCAACATCACCGTCTCGACCAGCACCTACGAGGTCTGGGTCAAGGCTCCGTTCGCGTCTGGCCTGTTCCCGAACCCGACTGGCTTCGAGTGGAACATCGGAACCCCCCTGCCGTCCGACACGGACGCGGAAGGCTATATCCGTATCGCCACGGTCAACGGCGCCACCGTCACCCAATACGTCACCGGCTCGCTCTGGGCTGACCGAATCAAGATGGGCAGTCAGACTGCGACCTACTACTACGCCCGAGTCTGATGGCTACCGCCCTAGGAGCATCGGCCTCGGTCTCCACGTGGGGCAAGTTCCGTTGTGCCATGATCCTGAACGACAGCACAGGCTCAGCAGGTTTCGATGCTTACGACTACAGCATCGAATATCTGACAGGAGTAGACGGCCAGAAGGCATCGGCTGCCGGCAGCGGTCTTATCCGTTATCCTCGGTTTACCGTCTCAGTCAACTTCGCCCAGCAGCCGAGCGTTTACAGCGCATACAGCGGACTAATCCCTCCCATCGGTAATCGTTTGCAAGGAGTCCCCGGCAACGGAACCAACGGCTACCTTGTCCCGACAGAGGTCAGGACTCAGCTCGAAGGCCAGACGGTTACCCTTACAGGTCTTAGTGCTACCCTTGGTTCCACGTTCTTTACGACTAACACGCAGTTCATCGGGGGTGCTTCCCCAGCCCAGCCCATCCTCTCCATCGGCAACCTGACGGCCTTCTGACCTAAACCCTACCATTTGCACAATAAGTAGCCATGTCTGACACCGTCACGCTATCGCAGGGCAACACGTTCGCCTGCACCTTCGTCTGGACCCCTGGCGCTACCGGCCCTGCCAACCTGCTGACCACGACCCTGACCTCGACGGTGGAGGACAAGTGCGGCAACTCCTACGAGCTGACGATCACCAAGGCGCTGGACGGCCTGTCGTTTACCTGCACCTACCCGGGCTCGACCGCCGACTGGGGCCTCGGCCTTGGTCGGTGGGACATCAAGTTCGTATTCCCTGGCGGTGGCATCTCCCGCACCGAGGTTTTCCGCGTTCAGGTCATCGACTCGGTTACTCTTTGATTTATGCCTGACGCGACGATCACCTCGACGGCTTCGACCTTCGGGACCATCTCCGGCACGTTCGCGGCAGACCAGTCCACCATCGTGGGCACGGTCACGGGTATCGTGGCCGGCACTCTTGACGGTTCGGTGGGTGTCCCCGGGCCTGCTGGCCCTGCTGGTATCGGCCTGCCTGCTGGCGGCACCTCTGGTCAGTTCCTTCAGAAGACCTCGGGCGTCGATTACGCGACCGACTGGGTGACGGTCAACCTGACGGGCTTGG